TGGTGGCTTAGCATTGAGCTCTTCTTCAACTAGAGAGTATTGCACTCTTGATTTGAAGGAAGCCAGCGACCGCATTGGATGCGACTTAGTTAAGTCTCTTTTCGGAGACTATGCTTATTCGTATCTATCATGCTCTCGCGCTAACAAGGTTAGATTATTAGATAATCGCGTCATAACGCTACGGAAGTGGGCTCCTATGGGGAATGCTTTATGCTTTCCTGTACAGAGCCTTATCTTCTATAGCTTGGTTCGTGCTGGTATACGCTGTCGCTATGGTGTAAACTGTAACGATGTGTATGTCTTCGGTGATGATTTAATCTTCCCCTCTGTCTATCTAGATGGTGTTATTCGCGCCTTAGTGATGTCGGGCTTAGTGCCAAACAGATCTAAGACGTTTGTAACTGGATTCTTTCGTGAATCTTGTGGCGTCGACGCCTTCAAAGGCTTCGATGTTACGCCGTTCAGACTCAAGAGGGTGGATTTCTTCACCGTTTCCGGTAGTACCTCTATGTGTACGCTTGCAAAAGCAATGCGCATGGAACAATACTACCATACCTCGGACGCTATCTATCGTTATGTTTCAAAGGCATTTGGACCATTGCATTTAAGCAATAATCCGAATGCCCAAGGGATACACCGGTATGAGAACGTTGGTCTCGATAAACTCCTCCTGCTGGAACCGTCTGTTAGATTTAACAGGCTGCTTCATAAGTGGGAGTCTCGAAACCTCTTGGTCGGGGGCTCGGTTAGCCGAGTCTCCATTGGTGCCTGGTGGCACCTCCAGGATTCCCTATTACGTCTTGAGCGTTTCGCTCAGGGTCGTCATAGTGAACGAGGATTGGAATACGCGGTCCCTCACCGTGTGCGATCGCAACGAGGGTGGACGGATGTCTTAATGACATCTATGCCCCCGTCCGCTCTGAGTTGTAGGAGCTGTGCTGTAAAGCATAGCTTCTATGATGAGGAGCGGGCGGGGGACTTGCTAAGAAATTAGCAAGTCCTCAATACGATGACCTCTTTTGATCCTCTCTAGGATCATAATGCACATCAACTGACTAGAAG